TCTATATTACAAAAAAACGAACTATTTAATGTAACACCAAAGTCTGGATTGAATTTAAAACAATCAGATGAGATAGAAGAACTTACAGAGTTTGATCCAACAGGTAGAAAACCAAGTGCAATGGGTGGAAGAATTAATTATGCAATTGGTAGTTTACCAAAAGGTATTCAAGCTTTAGTTAAAACTATAAATAAAAAATTTGGTAAAGGTGCAGTTAAGACTGCAGATGAAATTCCACAACCAAAAAAAACTGACCAACAAATTATTTCAGAATTTGAAGCAAGAAACCCAGATCCTAAAAGACAAGTAACAGATGATGAGTTTCAAGATCTTATGGAAGACGTTGGTGATTTAGATGCTTATAATTTTGACGGTACTATTGGTTCAGCTAACAAAATAAGAAAAGAAGCAAAAGACTATCAAGATTATATGTATGGTCAATATAAAATGGGTAAACTAGATCCAGAAGCCGGTGATAAATCTCCAGCTAGAAAAAGATTCTTAGAAAAGAAACTTGAAGAAATGGAAGACAGCGGTGATCCACAATTAATGACAAGAGATGAGATAGAAGAACTAACTTTCTTTGATACAGGTACTGAAATGGATGAAGCAGCTAAGAAAGCAATAGACAATTCTTCTATCAATGATGAAATTAAAAGAGGTGTGGCTGATGTAATGAGCGATACATCACCTGCAGCTTTAAAAAAAAGTATAGAGGTCGATAATCTTATGTTAGAGTACCCAGGAATGGGTAAAGAACTTGCAGAAGAAATTGCATCTGCATCACCTGTAATGAAAGCTGAGATGATCACTATGGTAGAACAAACTTTCAAAATGGACAAAATGGGAATGAGCGGTGATGAAATTATAGATATCTTTAGAAAAAAAACAGACAGAACCAAACAAGCTAATGGTGGCTTATCTTACCTGATGGGTATGTAATGAAAATAGGCGAATACGAACAAATGATGTCCTGGTTGACAAGACCAGAATCCCTACAAATAGAACCACGAGAAAACCTTGCAATCGGTGGGGGAATAATTAAAGGTAATGATCTGGGATCAAGAGAAGGTTTTGCAGATCCTACTAAAAAACCTATAACTGATGATTTTTTTAAAAAATATTTAGAATCAAATAAAGGAAAATCATTTTTTGAAATGGCAGAAGATTTAACTTCTAAAGGTTATACTCCTGCAACAAAAGCCTCTAAAGTATTATCAGCTGAAGCTTTAACACAAAGAGCAGCAAGATTAGGAGTTAAAGGAGCAGGTTCATTTTCAAGGGAACAGAGTCTTCAAGATTTTCTTAGAGAAGCAACTGATGAAAATAGACTTGCCTATAAAAGAGGTGAAATAGATGAAGCTCTTTTAAGAAAAAGAGTAATTGGTAAAAGAGCAGATATAAAGAGGTATAACGACCCTGAAAAATACCGTGAAATTTTAGATCAAAGAAATGAATATCGTACAAAAGTTCGGACTGACCCTTTAATGGAAAAACAAAGAAACGCTGTTAAAGCATCTCAGGTAAAATTTAAAGCAAAAGAATATTTAAAATATGGAATACCTCCCCAAGCTCAATCAGCTAAAGAGTTTTTATTTAGAGATTTATTTAGTATCGCTCAAAAAAGTGAAAAAGGAGATAGGTTAAAATTAGTTAAAAAATTTGCAAAAAAAGATTTTAAAGCTAAAAATTTTTATAACGATGTAGAAGTTTTAGATACTAAAACAGGTAAAAAATTTAATTTTAATAATGTAGAAAAATATATAAATTCTAAAAATACAGGTTTTAATTATGAAGATGTAATTAAACCTTATGAACAAAAAGTTTTTATAAATAAAGAAGGTTTAAGAGCAGGAATTAATTCTAAAATGATACCGGGCTGGGACACTGGAAATAAAAATAATTATTTTGAAGTGCAGCACGTTGAGGGAAGGTATAAAAATCCTTTTAATGTTCATATAAGTCCTAAACCTGCAAATGCTAGAGAAGGTGTTGTTAGAGCTAGATTTGATAAAGCTTGGGCAAAAGCAAAAACTTTATCTGATAAGAAAGAAATATTTAGAGAATATACCGATAACTTACCTAAAGGTATTGCATCACAACCTGGAATGATAACAAGAACAAGAGAGTTTGGTGAAAGAGTTCCTTTCGATGAACTGCTTAGAGAAACAAAACAAAGCGGTGTAAAATTACCTAGAGGTATATTAAAGAATGCTTCAAAACTTAACTCTGTACTTATTCCAGGATTAGAAGAAATAGTTCAAGGTATGAAAAACATTCCTGATGATATTGCAAAGAAAAGATATTTTACATTAGGTTTAAAAGCATTAGGTCCATTAGGTGCTTACCTTGGAGTTAAAGATACTTATGAAGCATTAAAAGAAGGTAAATCAGTCGCAGAAGCTTTAGAGTATGGTTTGATTGGAACTAATGTAATTGGTTCAACTAAAGATGTATTTGATTTATCCCCTGAAGAAAGAGAAGCAAGATCTGTTGTTAAACAGGCAAAGATGACTGATCAAATTGCTCAAGACGAATCTTTGTTAGATAGTGATTTTGAAACTCCAAAAGTTAAATCTGATTTAACAAGAGCAGAAGCAGAAAAACAATATGCTTTAGGTCAAGCAAGAGTTAAAGCTGAGAACGATGCAAATGAAGCAAGAATTGCTAGAGCAAGAGCTACAAGTGTTGAAGGTTTAAAAGATTTAATGGTGGGTGAAAGATTTCAACCACAAGAAATATCAAAACAATTCATGGCTAATGGTGGCATAATGAAATTAATAAAAAAATAATGAATAAGTACCCAAAAAAACACTTACTGCCCCCTGAAGCCGGACCCACGCCTCAGGGCTTGAATATTAACTACAATACTGTTAAAACAGTCAAACAATCTGGAGAAAAAATAAATGGCGGATATAGACAAAGCACTTCCAAACGAAATATTAGATCAACTAGAAATAGCTAATGAAGAAGAACAATTAGTAGGCGATGTTCAAGAGGAAGCTCTTGGCAATAATGAAGTTGAACAAGTAGAAAATGAAGATGGATCTGTTGATATTAATTTTGAACCAGAAGCAAATCCTACAGAAGGTGGCGAAGGTCACTACGAAAACTTAGCAGAATTTTTACCAGATAATGTTTTATCATCATTATCTTCAGATCTAAATTCAAAGTATATGGATTATACTTCTTCTAGAAAAGAATGGGAAAAGACTTATATTCAAGGATTAGATTTATTAGGTTTTAAATACAGTCAAAAGACAGAACCTTTTCAAGGAGCAAGTGGTGTAACTCACCCAGTATTAGCTGAAGCTGTAACCCAGTTTCAAGCATTAGCTTATAAAGAATTATTACCCGCAGATGGTCCAGTTAGAACTCAAGTTTTAGGGATACCAACTGCAGAAAAAACAGATCAAGCATCACGTGTTAAAGATTTTATGAATTATCAAATCATGGATCAAATGAAGGAATATGAACCTGAGTTTGATTCTATGTTATTTCACTTACCTCTTTCAGGTAGTACTTTTAAAAAAGTATACTACGATGAAATGGAACAAAGAGCAGTATCAAAATTTGTTCCAGCAGATGATTTATTTGTTCCGTACACAGCTACCTCATTAGATGATGCGGAAGCAATTATTCATCGTGTTAAGATTTCAGAAAATGAATTAAAAAAACAACAAGTAGCAGGTTTCTATAAAGATGTAGATTTAGGTAAACCTACAGCAGGTGAGTCTGAGGTAGAAAAAAAAGAAAGAGAACTAGAAGGTACAAGTAAATCAAAAGAAGAAGACATATATACAATATTAGAATGTCATGTAGATTTAGACCTAGAAGGTTTTGAAGATGCAAATCCGGAAACTGGTGAGCCCTCAGGAATTAAAATACCTTACATTGTAACATTAGAAGAAGGATCACGAGAAATTTTATCTATTAAAAGAAATTACGAAGTAGGCGATCCATTAAAAAAAAAAGTACAATATTTTGTACATTTTAAATTTTTACCTGGTTTAGGTTTTTATGGTTTTGGTTTAATACACATGATAGGTGGATTATCACGTACTGCAACCTCAGCTTTGAGACAGTTATTAGATGCGGGAACGCTTTCTAATTTGCCAGCTGGATTTAAACAAAGAGGTATAAGAATTAGAGATGATGCACAATCAATTCAACCAGGTGAGTTTAGAGATGTAGATGCACCGGGTGGAAATTTAAGAGATTCATTTATGATGTTACCATTTAAAGAACCAAGTCAAACTTTACTAGCATTGATGGGAACAGTTGTTCAAGCGGGTCAAAGATTTGCATCTATTGCAGATATGCAAGTAGGTGATGGTAATCAACAGGCAGCAGTTGGAACTACAGTTGCTTTATTAGAACGTGGCAGTAGAACTATGTCTGCAATTCACAAAAGAATTTACTCAGCTCTTAAAAATGAATTTAGATTAATGGCTAGAGTATTTAAATTATATCTACCACAAGAATATCCGTATGATGTTGTTGGGGGTCAAAGAATGATTAAACAACAAGACTTTGATGATCGTGTAGATATATTGCCAGTTGCTGACCCTAACATTTTTTCTCAAACACAACGTATTTCCCTCGCTCAGACGGAACTCCAACTGGCACAATCAAATCCACAAATGCACAATTTGTATAATGCATATAGAAGTATGTACGAAGCTTTAGGTGTAAAAAATATAGATTCTATTTTAATGAAACCAGAACAGCCGCAACCAAAAGATCCAGCGCTAGAACATATTGATGCATTAGGTTCTAAACCTTTTCAAGCTTTCCCTGGTCAAAATCATAGATCGCATATCACAGCTCATTTAAATTTTATGTCAACTAACTTAGCTAGAAATAATCCAATGGTTATGGCAAGCCTTGAGAAAAACATTTTTGAACATATTAGTTTGATGGCACAAGAACAAGTTGAATTAGAATTCCAAAAAGAAATGGAACAGATGCAGCAGATGCAACAGCAAATGCAACAGATGCAACAGAACCCTCAGATGGCTCAACAGGCTCAACAAAATCCACAAATGATGCAACAAATGCAAATGCAAAATCAACAAATGCAAATGCAAATGCAAGAAATGAATCAAAAAATAGAATCTAGAAAAGCTGAACTTGTTGCTGAGATGATGGAAGAATTTATGCAAGAAGAACAGAAAATTACATCACAATTTGATAGTGACCCTATTGCAAAATTAAGATCTAGAGAGTTAGACATTAGAGCACAAGAAAATTCTCGTAAAGAAAAAGAAGCTAATGAGAGAATGGACCTTGATAAGATGAAAGCAATGATGAATCAACAAAATCAAGAAAATAAACTTGAACAAAACGAAGAATTAGCAAATTTAAGAGCTGATACATCAATTGAAAAAACAATTTTAGGAAAAACACTACCTAATTCTGATTCAATGGTGCCTAACATTTCAATAATGCGTAAAGGGTAGTGACAAAAACTAAAAAACAAGTTAAAATAAATAAATAAGGAGATAATATGAAAAAATATAATGATATTTGTGGTAAAATTGTAGATATTCCATCTGAAGACAAGATGAATCTTGAAATTGACCCGAGATCTAAAACAACAGCTGATGGTTCTTTTAACTACATCGCTAAAGGCGAAGAAGTTCAAGTAAGAGGAACTAAAAGAATGTTAAAAAATAAATCTAAGACTGCTAGGTGGATCTAAATGTGGTTTTCGGCAATTAAATTAGCCGTATCTGCTGGTAGTAAGATTTACGCTAACAAACAGAAAACTAAAATTGCTATGTCTGATGCACAATTAATGCATGCGTCTAGAATGGCTGAAGGTAAAGAAGCTTACCAAGGAAAACTACTTGAAGCTAGACAATCAGACTGGAAAGACGAGGCAGTTTTAATAATTTTAAGTTTGCCAATTGCAATCCTGGCTTGGGCAGTCGTATCGGATGATCCGACAGCAATGGACAAAGTAAAACTGTTTTTTGACATGTTTTCAGAGCTTCCAAAATGGTTTACAAATCTTTGGATCCTTGTAGTGGCGTCAATATATGGTATAAAGGGAACACAAATTTTTAAAGGAGGAAAAAAATAATGAGAAAAAAAATGATGGGTGGCGGAATGATGAGAAAACCTTTTAATGAAGGATCAACTCCAACTACACCAAAAGAAAAAAAATTTGCAGCTTTAGCTCCACCAAAAGATGTAATGAATTTTAGTGATAAAATTGCAGGAGCGAAAAAAACAAAATCTACAAAAAGAAAACAGGTTATGGGTGGCGGAAGTATTAAAAGAAGAGAATTAAAAGGAGGCGGCGGCCTTTATGCAAATATTAAAGCTAAACAAGATAGAATTGCAGATGGTTCAGGAGAGACTATGAGAAAAGTTGGAGACAAAGGTGCACCTACTGCTCAAAATTTTAAAGACGCAGCAAAGACAGCAAAGAAAACGTAATGTTAAAATCTAGAGGCATGAGTAGAATACTTCTTAAAAGAGGTGGTTCTCCTGCATGGACTAGATCTGAAGGTAAGTCTAAATCAGGTGGATTGAATGAAAAAGGACGTAAGTCCTATGAAGCAGCTAATCCAGGTTCTGATTTAAAAGCACCTCAACCAGAAGGTGGAGCAAGAAAAAAATCATTCTGTGCTAGAATGCGTGGAATGCGTAAAAGACAAAAACCAAGTAATAACACAGGTGATGATAGATTGTCTAAAGCACTTAGAAAATGGAAATGTTAGACAAATTTGTATACAATTTTTTTAGAAGTCTAGATGCCTTAGTTGCAAAAATAGAAACATATGCTATTAAACTTACTGAATGGTGCTGGCATTCAAGAGTTAATTTATTACATAAAAGGAGAAAGAAAAATGTTAAACGAAGAATTAGTAATCCTAAGTAAAATACAAAAACATCTTAAACAAAGTTATGAAGATATAGGTGACGCCATGATTGGTGGAGGTGTTGACAATATGGAAAAATACAAGTATATGTTGGGACAGGCACATGCCTATTTAAAAATATCACAGGAAATCTCTAACCTGCTAGAACCTAAGGAGCCAAAAAATGATACTGAAAGAGAACCAAACGTCGTCGACTTCGAAAGACCCTGAAATTAAATCAGCGTTATTAAATAAATACGAACAAGACGCTAAAAAAAAAGAAGACGGTTACGAACGTCTTAAAACAAAAGAATCAAATAAATTACCTAAACCAACCGGATGGAGATTAGTTGTTCTTCCTTTTAAAATGAAGGAAAAAACTAAAGGTGGATTAATCATTGGACAAGATACTTTAGAAAAACAACAAGTAGGATCTACTTGTGGTTTAGTTCTTGCTATGGGGCCACATTGTTATGACAAAGATAAATTTCCTGAAGGACCTTGGTGTAAAAAAGGTGATTGGGTTATCTTTGCAAGATATGCCGGTTCAAGAATGAACATAGATGGTGGGGAAATAAGAATGCTAAATGACGATGAGGTTTTAGCAACCATTGAAGACCCTGAAGATATACTTCATCAATATTAATCATAGAAGGAGATAAACTATGCCAATAGATAATAAAGTAGATATAGATACATCTGGTCCAGCAATGGATGTTGATATTACTGAAGAAAAAGATTCATCAGAAATTGAACAACCAGAAATAAAAGAAGAACCAACAATAAGACCTGTTGTAGAAGAAAAAGAAGAAGAAAAAGAAAATGAAGATAAAACTTACGAAAACGAACGTGAAGTTAAATTAGAAGAAACGAAAGAAGATCCTGAGAAGGGCGATAAAGAAAAAGAATTAGAAAATTACTCTGATGGAGTACAGAGAAGAATAGCTAAACTAACTCATAAATGGAGAGAGGCTGAGAGACAAAAAGATGAAGCGTTAACTTATGCTCAATCACAAATTATAGCAAAAGAAGATGCTGAGAAAAAAATCTCGAAGCTTGAACCCGGATACTTGAAGTCTACTGAAGAAAGTATTGTTTCAGGTATTCAAGCAGCAAAAGCAAAACTTGCAGCAGCTAGAGAAGCAAATGATATAACCGCTGAAACAGAAGCTATGTCCGCTATTTCTGAATTTGGGTATAAAAAAGCTAGATTAACTGAAGCAGTTAATTATCAAAAAGAACAAAAAGAACAAAGAATTGTTCAACAACCTAATATAAATTTGAGAAGAGATCCTGTACCAGCACCACAACCTGACCCTAAAGCTGAAACTTGGGCGTCAAGAAATTCTTGGTTTGGTCAAGATAATGCTATGACTTATACTGCTTTTGATCTACATAAAAAGTTGACAGAAGATGAAGGTTATGACCCTGAATCAAATGAATATTATTCTGAAATAGATAAAAGAATAAGACTTGAATTCCCCCACAAATTTGATACAAATAGATCTAATTTAGGGGAAGGATCGACCAAACCCGTACAAACAGTAGCTAGTGCGAAGCGAAGTACAAATACTGGTCGCAAAACTGTGAGACTCACATCATCACAGGTAGCAATCGCTAAAAAATTAGGTGTGCCACTAGAAGAATATGCGAAACAATTAAAAATCACGAAGGAGGCATAAGCATATGCAAGATAATAATAATAATGAAAAAAGAGCATCCCGTGCGAGTCAAACAAGAGAAAAAGAAACTAAGAAAAAAGTTTGGACTCCACCTTCATCTTTAGATGCACCCCCTGCACCAACAGGTTTTAAACACAGATGGATAAGAGTTGAATCTATGGGATTCCAAGACACTAAAAATGTTGCCGGAAGAATTAGATCAGGATACGAATTAGTAAGAGCTGATGAATATCCAAACGCAGACTTTCCAATTGTGGATGATGGAAAATACAAAGGGGTAATCGGAGTAGGAGGCCTAGTGCTGGCTAGGGTACCGGAAGAGATTGCAGAACAACGAACTGACTATTATGTTAAACAAGGTCAGGATAATGTTGAAGCAGTAGACAACGATCTTATGAAGGAACAGCACCCAAGTATGCCGATCAATATTGATCGACAAACACGTGTAACCTTCGGTGGTTCAAAGAAAAGTTAATTTTTTAACGATTCCTACCCAACGAATAAAATAAACCCGTGAGTGGAGGCCCGCAAGGGTAGCTCACAAAAGGAGAAAATATAATGGCAATAACAAATGCAGATAATGCTTTCGGTTTGAAAGCAATCGGTAAAGTTGGCCAGAATAGAGACAACCAAGGTTTATCCGAGTATGACATAGCAGCAAGTTCAGCAGCAATTTACCAAAATGACCCCATTATGATGGCGGCAACTGGTAAGATTATTGTAGGGACAGCAGCTGCTGTTTTACTAGGATCACTTAACGGTGTCTTTTATACTGATGCTTCGACAAGCAAACCAACATGGGCAAACCATCTGAATGCAAGTAACACTGCAACAGATATCGTAGGATTCGTTTCTGACGACCCTTACGAAAGGTTTGAAATACAATCTGACGCTGCACTAACAGTAGCAGAAGTTGGAATGAATGCTGATATAGTATATGCAGCTGGGTCAACACCTAACTACATATCAAAAGTAGAATTAGATCATTCAGATCTAAAAACTGCTACAGCACAACTAAGAGTGATCGGGATTTCGAAAGATCCACAAAATAATGCTGCAGGCGTTGCAAACGTTAACGCAGTAGTTATTATTAACGAACACTTCTTAAAAGGAACGGTAGGTATATAATGGCCATAAGTAGAGGACAACTAGTTAAAGAACTAGAACCAGGTCTAAATGCACTATTTGGACTTGAATATAAACGTTACGAGAATCAGCACGCTGAAATATATGCTACAGAATCTTCAGACAGAGCGTTTGAAGAAGAAGTTATGTTATCAGGTTTTGCTCAAGCTCAGACTAAAGCAGAAGGAAGTGGAGTTGTTTTTGACAATGCTCAAGAAACTTTCC